AACAGTTGCACAAGCAGACGAAGCAGCAGCATTATCAGAAACAGATACAGCTTCTTCATTCGTATCAGTTGCAGTTAAAAAATTTGGTGGACAACAAACATTGTCAGTTGAATTATTAGACAGAAGCTCACCAGTATTTTTTGATGAACTTGTACGTCAAATGGAATTTGCCTACGCTAAAGCAACAGACGCATACGTAATGGGCGAAGTTGCAAACGCAGGTACATTAAACGCAACAGCAGCAGACGAAGACAGAGAAGGACTATTAGAATACGTTTCTTCTGCAGCAGCAGCTGTTTATTCAGCTTCACTTGGTTTTGCTCGTAACATTGTAGTTAGCCCACAACAATGGGGTAAAATTATGAGTTACAACGAAGCAGGTCGTCCAATCTATACAGCGACTCAGCCAAGTAATGCCGGTGGAAATGTTTCTCCACAAAGTTTAAGAGGTCAAATTGCAGGACTTGATATGTACGTATCACGTTCCGTAAGTGGAACTGGTGGAACTGGTCTAGGCGATTACTCAATGGTTGTATTGAATCCTGATTCATACACCTGGTACGAATCACCAAGATTGTCTCTACGCACTAACGTAATTAACACAGGTCAAATTGACGTAAATTATTACGGATACGGCGCACTAGCTACAAAAATTGCAGCTGGAGCAAACTGGTTTAACAAGGCTTAAACCCTAAAACGTGAGGCTAGTCTCGCCCCTGTGGCTAGCCTCACCCTAAAAGAGAGGAAATAAAATGCCAGTATTAGTAACAGCAGCTCAGTTAAGAGCTGTACTTGGCGTTCCAAATACTCTTTACGATGACACAGCATTAAACGCAATCATTGACACATCAGAAGACGCTATTGGTGATTTTCTTATTCAATGGAAAGTCGGAATAGATAAACATTATTCAGAAACAGCAACCGAAACAACAATACACACAACAAGACCACACAAATTTTATGAAACACAAACAGTAGCCATATCTGGTGTTGAAGCACACGTTAACGGCAATAAAACAATATCTGCAATAGTAGATGAATATACTTTTAGAATTACAACCACAAGCGCACCAGTACACACCGATTACAGATTTGTTATACCTAATGGTATTGCAGCTGAAAACGATTTAAGTCAATACAATGGCGTAGCAGCTGTAGAAGAAGCTGTACTACAAATAGCAGTAGACGTATTTCAATCAAGACTAGCTGCAGGTGGCACACAACAAGCCTTGGATTACACACCAGCCCCATACAGAATGGGTCGCACACTTCTTTACAAAGTAACAGGTTTAATAAGTAAATATATTGACTCTAATAGTCAAGTAGGTTAACTATGCCTTTAAGTACGCTACGTTCAGGTCTTAAAACAGCAATTACAGATAACACAAAATATTCTGCATACGACCACGTACCAGATATTATAATTCCACCAGCAGCTCTTATTTTAGCTGGTGACCCATACCTTGAACCAATTGCTATTGGTAACTCAAAGAATTGGTACGTAAGACTAACTCTTGAAATAGTCAGCACTACGTATTCAAACCCAAGCGCATTAACAAACTTGGAAGATGATATAGAAACAATCTTGGCACTTATACCGACTAATTGGGTTATACTGTCAGTATCTAGTCCGAGAATTAGGCAGACAAATAGCACAGATTTGCTATCTGCTGAAATCCAACTACAAACAGCCTACACAGGCTAGGAAAGGCAACAATGGCAACAACTATTTTAAGTGGTCGTCAATTAACTCTAAGTGTTAACGGAAATAACTACTCAGAGCAAATTACTTCTTCTGCTATCAACTTTGATACAGAAAGATTAACTTTTGACACCCTTGCAGGCAAAGCATACAAATACATAGATTCAAACGTCACACTTGACGTTGAGTTTTTAAACGACGCAGGCGCATCACCAAACAGCTTGTACAAAGTATTATGGGACGGAACTGAAACAGCCCCAGACACTACAATTGCGTTTATTTTGACATTAAAAACTGGTGTAACATTAACTGGTTACGTATTGCCACAATATCCAAGCGTTACAGCTTCAGGTGGAGACGTACAAACTTGTTCAGTATCATTACAAGTTGTAGGTATACCAACCGAAGACCTAACAGCATAACAACAACAAACAGAACAGGGGCACACAAATGCTTAAACTTAAATTATTATGGGAATTAGAAACAGGTGAGAAGTTTGAAGAATGGACAAGACCAATTGAACTATCACTTGCAGAAAAAGAACTATATTCAGGCAAGTCAATTGTTAAAATACTTATTGAAGAAAGCACACCAAGTAACACGCTTCTTTTATTCTTGGCTCACAAGATTCAACAACGTGTCACCAAAAAAGTCGAGAGCTTTGATTCTTGGAAAAGCAAAGTCACCGATATTACAGCTTCTGATTTTGAGACAGCAAATTTTACCAAGCCCGAAGCGTCGGGCGAGTAGCAGTAGAACTAGCAATAGCAACTGGGATAACACCGGACTATTGGCTCAATGCCGAACCCGAAATATGGGCAACGGCTATAGACATATTGAACGAGCAAGCTAATGGCTAAAGCAATTCAATTAGTTAAAGTTGATAAAGATTACCGAGGTTTACTTCGTGCTTTTAGTAAGATGGATGATATTGCTAAGAATGATATGAAAAAGATTGCTAGCGCGTTGGCTGAAAGAGGTGCTAATTATGCTAAAGGTGCAGCTAGTAGTGCGCCTTATAATGTTAAACAAGCACAAGCCGTTGCTGATTCGATTAAAATATCTAAGTCTGATAAAGCACCAAGTTTTAGTATTGGTGGTAATCGTAAAGTTGGCTCTAGTGCTTTTAGTGCTGGTTATGTGATAATGGGTAATGAATTCGGGTCAAAGCAATACAAACAGTTCCCTAGACGCTCTGGCAAGGGTGGTAAAGAGGGTTGGTGGTTGTATCGTGCTATGTCAAGATTTCAACCTACAATTGCTCAGGAATGGCTTAAAGGTTATGAAAAAATTAGAGACGCTTGGAAAGCAGGTTTATAATGGCTGACATTAGGACACTTAAACTAGCGTTACTTGCTGACACTAAACAATTTATAGACGGACTTGATAAAGCCGATAAAGAAACAAAAAGTTTTAGCAGTAAATTAGGTAGCGCACTTAAAACTGGTGCTTTGGCTTTTGCAGCTCTTGGTGCTGCTGCTGGTGCTGCTGCAATTAAAATTGGTGTAGATGCTGTTAAAGCAGCCATTGAAGATGAGAAAGCCCAAATATCTTTAGCACAAACACTTAAGAACGTAACTAAGGCTACAGACGCTCAAGTTAAAGCCACAGAAGATTATATTGACAAAACAGCACGCGCTACAGGTATAGCAGATGACCAATTACGCCCAAGCCTTGACAGACTTGTTAGGTCAACACAAGACGTTACCAAAGCACAAAAACTACAACAACTTGCATTAGATATTGCTGCAGGTACAGGTAAAGATTTAGCAACAGTTACCGAAGCCCTTGGTAAAGCCTATGACGGCAACCTTGGCGCATTAAAACGTATTGGCGTGCCTCTTGATGAAAACATTGTAAAGACTAAAGATTTTGATGCAGCCGTTATTGCTTTATCTGAAACCTTTGAAGGACAAGCTGATGCAGCAGCTAATACTTTTGCTGGTCGTCTTGCAAGGTTTAAGGTTGCAATAGATGAAGCCAAAGAAAGTTTAGGTCAAGCACTCTTACCTTTACTTGAACGCTTTGCAAAGTTTGCAACAGATACTCTTGCACCTGCTTTACAAGGAATTATTGACGGCTTGACAGGTAAAAAGAAATCTGTTGTTCCGTCTCTTGGTATGTTTGCAGAAGCAACCAATGAGGGTGAAGAAGCTGGTTATAACCTTGGTGTTGCTCTGCGTGAACTTGGTTCAGGACTTGGTTCATTAGCAGGAGCATTTGATAGTAATACTTCAAGTGATTCAGGCTTTGTAAGATTCATTAACTTACTTACACGTATGGTTGAGGGCTTAGATTCTTTGTTTGCCAAACTTGATGCAGCTGTACAAAGATTTAGAGATTTCAAACAAGCATTTGATGATTCACTAATAGGACAATTTGCAAGTGCGACAGGACAATTTGCCCCAGATGCCCCACTATCAGGCAAAGTACAAGGCTTAGTAGGAATTAACACACAGAAGCCTACAATAATTGTTAACAACAACATTAAAACAGCTGTAGACCCACAAGCCACAGCTAGAGCAATAACTAAAGTTACAAACACAGCAACTAAAACAACAGGTATAAAACCTTTCAACTTCGGCTTTAGATAAACCTATGACAGTTTATACGCCAACTTATCGGGTCACTATTGCAGGTGTTGTACAAACAGCCGACATACTTTCAGGTGGCACAATCACCTATGGTCGTAACGATTTCTTTGAAGCAACACAACCAAGCTATTGCAACATAGAACTATTAAATAAAGACGGCGCAAGCCCAGTAGTTGAACTATTAGACGTTGTAATTATTGAGGTTACAAACTCAACAGGTTCTTTTGTTAAATTGTTTACAGGTGAAGTTTCAGGTGTTTACAACAGATTAGAAGCAGCTGGCGCAGGTGGTAAACCTAACACTTTACAAATTCAAGCAATAGGCGCACTTGGTTTACTTGTCAAACGTACGGCTGGTGCTGTTAGTTACCCAGAAGAATTAGACGGCGCACGCATTGAACGTATCTTACAAGAGACTTTGTTTATTGCTTGGGAAGATTTAAGTAACACACAAACTTGGGACGATTTTACTACCGAGACTTGGGATGGTTACGGCATACAAGGCATAGACACAATTGACCCAGGACGTTACGAAGTACTAGCTAGAACAGCTGAAATAGACCAAGCCTTTAATCTTACAGATGAAACCCAACAATCAGGCTTAGGGTACTTATATGACACCACAGATTTTCAAATCGGTTATGCCGACGCTGAGCGAAGAATAACTAACTATTCAACTAACTTGATTGAACTAGACGCTAACCTGGCTAATGCCGATATACAAACAAGATTACAAACAGCCGACATTGTTAACAGCGTTGTCATTCAATACGACGACCCAGTACTTGAAGAAGCAGCCCAAAACGATACGTCAATAAATGATTATGGTTTGTTACAAGAAATTAGAAGAACCATATTAGCTCAACAATTAGATGCCCAAGAACAAGCTGTAAACTTTGTTAACTTTAGAGGAACACCTAGAACCTCATTAGAAGAAGTATCAGTAAACCTGGCTAATGATGCTATGACCAATACTGTTAGAGATGATTTACTAGCTGTGTCTATGGACACTTTGTTATACGTTGACAATATCCCAGTAGGGCTTATATCTTCAGGGTTCTTTGAGGGCTTTGTTGAGGGCTGGACTTGGTCACTTGGTAGACGAAACATAGAACTCACTATGTCTGTATCTAACTCAATTTACTCAACTCTTGATGTACAATGGGAAGACTACAACCCATTAACCCAATGGCAGAATCTAGACAATACAACTATGTGGCTTGACGTTATTTAAGAAAAGGATAAACTAGAACAATGGCAACTACTACGACCAATTACGGGTTTGATATACCCCAATCAACAGATTTAGTTAAAGACGGCGCTACGGCTATTGCCACGCTAGGTCAAGATAATGATGTTTTTAGTGCAACTTACAATAATTATTTAATTAGAGGTGACATAGATGACACTTCAGGAGCAGGCGCAAATTTTAGACTGAGAGTTGGTGGTTCAGATAACAGTTCGTCTAATTACAAATACAGTCGCATTTATATTGGCAATACAAACGCAACAGGATTAACAGGTGAATCAAATCAATCATCAACAGGTTTTCTTTTAGGAGATTTAAGCACACAAACAGGTATTGAAATTTTAATTTTTTCACCTTTTCTAACTAAATTAACAACATTTAGACAAGGATTAAATAATGATTATTCTGTAACAACTTCAGGAACTATGACTGTAACAACTTCATATACAGGTTTTACTATTGTATTTGGTTCTAGTGCGACAGGAGAATTGTCAGTTTATGGCTTCAACAAATAAAATTATGGTCGGTATTGACGACCAAGTAATTGAACTAACAGGTGCAGATAAAGAAGCATTTTTAGCAGACAGAAAAGCCACAGCAGATGCTAAAACACTACTTGAAGCCGAGTATAAAGCCAAGCGTGATGCAAGAGAATCTGCAATTACAAAACTTGGTGAAATAGCAGGACTTACAAAAGAAGAACTAGATGCAATCCTTTAACCACAAACAATTTTCTTTAGCTGCAATTGCTTTCTTAGCAGCTTGGCAAGCAACAGACTTTGCCCTTGATTACAGAGCTGTACTTGGTGCTGTCGTAGCTGCTTCAATGGGCGCGATGAATCCAAATGTCAAAACCAAAGTTAAGTAAAGCAGCTGAGCAATTACGCTCCGAAATAAACGCCAAGTATCCTAAGCGAGATAAACGCTCAGACGGCTGGATAGGCGACACTTCACACAACGCACGTAAGTCAGACCACAACCCAGATAAATATGGGTGGGTACGTGCTATAGATATTGACTCAGACCTTGTTAAAGGCTCATCTAAAGAATCCTGGTTATTAGCCGAGAAGATTAAGATGATAGCACTCAAGGGGGACAAAAGAATTAGTTACATTATCCACCAGCACCGAATAGCCTCACCAAAACAGAATTGGGCTTGGCGTGTCTACAAAGGCTCTAACCCTCACGTATCACATTTGCATATATCCTTTACTAAGGCAGGCGACCTTAACGGAAAGGCATTTGGAATATGAGCAAACCTAAAGCAAAAAAGCAAACAATAGAACTACCTGATGTTATGGCTAGTGAACTTGTAAGAATTGTTAACACAGCTCACGAAGACGGAAAACTGATAACGGGTTTTGTTTGCGTTATGGAAGTTTTTGATGGTAAAAAGAAAACTATCAAAATTGCATCAAACGCAGATATGCCACAACATTCAGTTTTTGGAATGATTAACTATGCAGCTGAAAAATACCAGTTTACTCTTGCACCTGATGAAGATGAAGATGATGACTTTTACGACCCTGAGTGGTTTGACGGACAATGATAAATGAACTTATTGGCATCATTGGTTTGCTTATTACTATTCTTGTTTTGGTTATTAAGGCAACTGCAGAAATTATTAAAATGAAATCACAATTGTTTCCTAATGGTGGAAGTTCTTTGTCAGATAAAGTGACACGCCTACAGTTAGATGTTGTCAAAATTCGTAGTACTATAGATAGTATTAACTCACAGTTAGGTAAGAAACCTACACGAAAGAGGTAACTATTAAACGTTACGTCGTAATATCAGATTTGCAATACCCTTACATTAAGAAATCTTACGTTGAAAGTCTTTTAGATTACATAGCCTACGTCAAACCAGATAAGTTACTTTGTGTTGGTGATGAACTTGATTGCCAAACAATATCAACTTATGCAAGAGGCACAGCCCTAGAGTTTGAGGGTTCGTTACAAAAGAATATAATAGGTTTGAAAGGCTTGCTCAAA